ATCCTGAACACGCAGCGCGGCGTCTTTCTTCTCTGGCGTTTCCTTACCGATGATCTCAGTCTTAACTGGACCCGCGGCGGGGAAAGTCTCCATCATGGTCTCGGCTTGGAACTTGACCAGCGTCTCGGCCAGCAGTGGGTGGTACACGCCACAGGCGCCTTCCCACGGTTCAGCGCGGTCTTCAATCTTCATACCCAACAACTCAAGACCGTCGACGTAAGTCTGCATCCAGTCTTTGCGCGAGCTGATGTCGTCATCAAAGTCACTAATGAGGTCGCTTGCCAGCGACTGCAGCACGCTTTCACTCAGCTCTTCTGCAAGGTTAGCGTTGAACTCGTCGGAACCTTCTTCCTCCGGCTCAATAGTCAGGATGGGCTCGCCATCGATACCGATAGTCACCGACTCCGGATCTTCAATCTCAATCTCTAACGGAGCTTCCTCCATTGCCAGTTCTTCAATACCCAGAGGGGCCGCATATAAGCCCTTATCGATGTTAGCTGCCATAGCCTAGTTCCTTGAGATCAGCCAGCAACTCAGCGTACGTCAGGCCGTAGTCCTTGCCTATGAACTCTAGGCTGAACATGTATCTTGGCGTCGTAAAGTTGATGACTGTGTGCATAACCTTGGTGTTAAACGCATAAAATGTATTCGGAGCGTACCGTAACTCTACGGCTGGCATCACGATTTTCAAACCTTCTGGCGCAAATATACACTTACTTTGACCATCGTCATACACTAGCATGTTTAAGCCGCAATTACGATCAGTATCCACATGCCAGTTATATACCGTGTGAGGTGGAATTTTGAGCAGCCCACACTGAAAGTCCCGCTTTTCTTCCAGCCGAACCAGCAGTGGGTCGTCAATGAGCTCCATCGGTACCGGTAGCGCCTCGAAGTTGTAGTAAGACACCCAAGCTTTAGGGTCGGTCTCACTGATGATGTCCCACAACTGGCTCCGCAGCGGGTATGCGTCGTGAACGGCCTTCTTGTAACACATCTCAGACATTATAGAACCTCTTCGCAGCGCCCTTACCCCGGAAGGTTGGCATCTCGTCCTCGTAGTCGGACTCCAGACGTAGGAAACCACCCCGGCGGAACCGAAGTAGCGCTTGTGTCATACTATCTACTAAGTCGTCGTGCTCGCCTGACGGGAAACTAGCTACTTCTTCCACCAGCTCGTCAGCCCAGCGCGTTTCTGGAACCCAAACTCGGCCCGAGGCAAAGATATCAGCCACCGAGTTTAAGCGGGATATCTTGTCGTTACCCTTACTCGGGGTAAATTCTTGTACTGGCAAGCCCATCGCCCGCAACTCAAACACGAGAGGTGCCCCCGATGCTTTCGCTTCTATTATCAGACTATCTGGCTGCCATTCATCATATTCTTCGTATGCTTTCTTTTTTAATTCTGGGAACTCCATACGTTTCTTGAAGGCATTTAGCAGAATGATGTTGGCCTGAGACCGTCCAGTGTCGTCGTCCTGATAGAAAACACCCCATGTAGTGCACGCCGAGAAGTCAGAACGCTCGGTTTTGAGGAAGGCCGTATCCCAAGACTGGATAATAAAGTCGCAATATGGGGGTCTTTCCTCCTCCCATATCTTCCACCACTCCCGTTTGACGATGGCGGAGACCTCAGAAGTGGGTTGTTGCATATACTGAGCCATCCATTTACCTACTGGAAGCTCATTTCTGAGGGCTAAAAGCTCTTTTTGGGTCCAAAATTCGGGCCAAAGGGGTGTATCGTCGTCCCACAAAGCCGGAAACTCAATAACTTCCCAGTCTTCTCCCTCTCTTTGGGCCGCAGACTTCAAAACTTGCCCGGTTAAGTCCTTTTTGGACCACCGAGTCATCACTATTATGATGGATCCACCCGGTTGCAGACGTTGTCTTGGGCCTGATGTGTACCATTCATAGGTTTTATCATAGATATCCGGGTTAACCTCGGCAAGCGCCGCTTCTTGTTCCGAATGCGGGTCATCGATGATGAGGATGTCGGCACCTTTACCGGTGACAGCACCCCCGATACCGATAGCGAAATAGTCACCACCAGAGTTTGTTGCCCACCGACCGGCAGCTTTAGAGTCGGCTTGCAGGCCCACCCCCGGGAAAATCGTTTTATAAATCTCTGAATCAACGAGGTTACGTACCTTCCGACCAAAACCGACGGCCAATTCAGCGGTGTGAGAGGTCTGGATGACCTTTTTCTGAGGGAACTTGCCCAAGAACCAAGCCGGTAGGAGATAAGACGCAAACTCTGACTTAGTGTGTCGAGGTGGCATATTGATGATAAGGCGCTTAACTTCCCCGCTAGCCACTCGTTCAAATGCTGCTGCCATCTTTTCATGGTGTGCTCCATTAATAAAGTTGGGCCACACCTGCTTCACGAAGGCCATGAACTTATCTTGTGCCTGCTCCTTAGTCTTGAGCTTGCCCAGCAGCTCTAAGTCCTCCAGCAGTTTAGTCTGCTCCGACTCCGGTAGGAACGGAAGTATCGCCGGGATGTCCTTCAGGGACACCTTATCCAGCAGGGAGTCGAGCTCTTTACTTAGCAAGGCTGTTCCCGCACAGGGGGCACTTCTGGTTACTGGTGCTCACCTTGATATGGCAGTTGACGCACTGGTAGATCTTGAAGATTTTTGCTTCTTCCTGCGCTTCTTTAATTTGGTCATAATTGTTACGATACGCCCCACCAGCCCTACTTATCAGGCGGTCGCCTGTAATGTCATTGTGCGTCGCCATCGATGATCTCCCCTTCGGTTGTTCTGTCCTTCTCCGGCCCGAACACATCTTCTAGTCGGTCGGCAGTAGGTGTTATTGGTTCAATGTCCACAGCGGAAGAGTGTAGTAGACGACGGATGCGGTCCTTAATGGCCGACTCTAGGTCGTTACTGTTCTTGTAGTTGACGGTAACTTCGCTGCGCTCAGTAAAGAGGGCGATGTCGCTGTGTTTACCCAGTAGCTCTAGCGCCTTCAGCTCGAACCGCGGGTCTCCGCAGTTGGCCAGCTCCAGTAGCTTATTAGTAAGGGCGGTCCGGATGTCCGATACTTCCACCGCTAACCGGGTGCTATATGTACGGACGAACTCTTTCGCACCGAATGCCACTAGGGGCTGGTTCAGCGCTTTCGTATCCTGTTTCTTTATTGCCTTCTTCAGCAACTCTGCTGTGGCAAACGCATCATCTGCACTGACTTCGAGGGGCGCACCGATCTGCTCCAACGCCGTGACGGTGTTGGCAGTCACCTCTAAACTCTCTTTAAAGGTATCTAGTTTGTCGCCCGCTTCGGTATACGGCAGAGGTATATCCTTGGTCGGTTCTATTTCTACAGCCATAGCAGGGTGATGAGTCCAGTAGGTTTAAGTGCATCAGGTGAAGGCATAGTAACAAAAATATACCCCCCGTCAACATGGTACCTAAACTTTTTATAGGGGGTGGTTACGGAGTGCCGGGCTAGCGGGTATTGCGTGTACAAAATAGTAGGGGGTACCCCCACTTTGTTAAATCGACTCATATAACGTGCAAATTATAGAGTAAGGGGGAGTTCGGTACCATCGAATCCATTCTGGGGGGTCGGGGTAGGGTATAGGGCTCACCGGATAACACTGTTATGGGATGCCCCTTTTTAATTCTGAAACTCTAAGTATTCTGTGATACATTTAAATCACTGGGTCAGTTGTGATTCAGTAGTAGTTCGATCTTTAACAATCTAAGGAGTTACTAGTATGGAAAACGTAATCGTTGTTCCCGCCGTGGAATCGTTGGAAGTTCAGTTGGCTACAGCCCGCCACAATGCGGCTGAAGCTCAGCGTGGTGCATATGGCGCTAACGTGGCATATGCCGGTGTTCTGAATCAGGTCTTCAAGTTTGACTGGTTTGACCTGAGCGGCACCGATACCTCTGACGAGGGCAAGCTAGTCCGTAAGGAGAAGCTAGCTTTCTTTGAGGAACTCAAGGCAGTGAAGCATAGCAACCCTGCCTCGATATGGGCTCGCATCCGAGCCACGGCAAAAGAGGAGCGTTACCCGAAGCCAACGAAAGTTGATGCGGCTTCAGGTGCACCAGTAACCGAAGCAGAGCAAGGTGAATCCGGTGCGAAGCATAACCGAAGCCCACTGACCCGCAACATCGAGGAACTCTCGGCGTTGTTCAAGTTCAACCAGAAGCAGGACAATCTGGAGGACAAGGTTAAGAAAGCTAACGTAAAGATAGCCGAAGCTCTTAAGGAGTTAGGTGTAAGTATCTCGATGCTTAACGCTAAGTAACCAACAGGGGGCGAAAGCCCCCTGTCTTTAGGAGAAGTAAATGCGATACCCGAAAGATTACAAACCCATCACTCCGCTTGAGTACGCAACAGAGCAGCTAACAAAAGCCCTGAAGCGCCTCGAGCAGAACAACCAACGGCCAGAAGTTCAGGCCATGATTAAGCAAGCCCTTGAAGCAGCAGCCAACTGACCCCGCGAAAGCGGGGTTTTTTTTCGTCTGAAACTTTTGTGGTCAGCTGATAACATTGTTAGGTGCTGACCAAAAATGACAGTTCTCTAGGACGTGAGTGGCTTCAATACCGGCTCGACCTGCACGCAATAAAAACTTCGATAACATTGTTATCGCGCAGGTATTTTTAATTCTGAAACTTCGAGTATTTTGTGATACCTTTAAGTCACTGGGCGACTTGCCCAGCTTACTAGGAAAGTAATCATGCAAAATACTACTGTTATCGCAGCACCAGTAAACGCCATCGACCAAGAGATCTTCGCAGCGACAGAGGCCTTGGGCAAGCACGAGACGACCGGCTATGGCCTGAACATCCGACTGGGCAAAGCCATCAATGCCAAGTTTGATTACGACTGGTTCGATCTGTCCGGTACTGATACGAGCGACCAAGGCAAGCTGGTTCGGGCTGAAAAGAAACTGTTTGTCGAGCGTCTCAAGGCAATGCAGCACAAGAACCCATCGCAAAGCTGGCTGCGTGTACGAGCAGCTGCCCGTGATGATCGCCACCCGAAACCGGCGGTACAGGTAGCAGAGCAGGGAGAAAGCGGCGCAAGCCACAATCGCAGCCCGAAGCTACGCTTTGTAGAAGAGCTGTCTGCCCTGTATAAGTTTGGCCACCGACAGGATGATCTTGATAACGAGTGTCGTGCTGCTCTAGTAGACATAGCCAGTGCACTCACCAAGCTCAAGGTAAACCTCTCGATGCTAGACTCCAAGTAAGCACTAACCAAGTAATACCAGCCCCGCTTCGGCGGGGCTTTTTTTCGTCCACGAAATAACAATGTTATGCCCTGCCCAAAAATGACAGTTCTCTAGGACGCGAGTGGCTCGATGGGGAAGTGAGGGAGGGCGGGAATTCCCTACTGCAAAACTACTATGCTGCTAGCAGCATAGTACATGAAACCGAGTTTGTCAAGACATAACATTGTTATAGTACGGCTGAATTTTGTTATAAAACTACGTTGGTATTGTTAGAAAGTGGGGTCTCGTAAGTCATTGATTTATAAGCTTTGTTAGAAACCCAAACTTTGACACTAACATTATTAAGTGC